CAGCTTCAGCAATGATTCCTGGAGTTTATGCTTACAACGATACAGTATCTGAACCATGGTTTGCTCCTGCTGGTATTAATAGAGGTGGATTATCTCAAGTAGTTAAAGCTGAAAGAAAATTAACTCAAACTCAACGTGATACTTTATATTCAAATAAAGTTAATCCAATTGCAACCTTCCCAGCAAATGGAGTTGTAGTATATGGTCAGAAAACATTACAGACTAAAGCATCTGCTCTTGATCGTGTAAATGTTCGTAGATTATTAATTGCTCTTAAGAATTTTATCTCAGAAGTAGCTCAAAATTTAGTATTCGAACAAAATACTATTGCTACAAGAAATTCATTTTTAGCAGCTGTAAATCCATATTTAGAAACAGTACAACAAAAACAAGGTTTGTATGCATTTAAAGTAATTATGGATGATAGTAATAACCCAGCAGACGTAATTGATAGAAATCAAATGGTAGGACAAATTTATATTCAACCTACTAAAACAGCAGAATTCATTTACTTAGATTTCAACATTTTACCAACAGGAGCTACTTTCCCAGCATAATTTTTAAAAGTTGAATATTTATAACAAAATAAAATAAATAAACAAATGGCAATACTAGATTCCAACGAAATATTTTTCACCGCGTTTGAACCAAAACAGGCGAATAGATTTATCATGTATATTGATGGTTTTCCATCATATGAAATTAAAGGTGTAAGCGCTGTAACAGTAAACTCAGGTACTGTAACCTTAAACCACATTAACGTTCAACGTTATGTTAAAGGTGTAACAAAATGGGATCCTATTACATTTACATTATTTGATCCTATTGTTCCTTCAGGTGCTCAAGCTGTAATGGAATGGGTACGCCTACACCACGAATCAGTAACAGGTCGTGATGGTTATTCCGATATGTATAAAAAAGATTTAACATTTAACGTATTAGGACCTGTAGGTGATATCGTATCAGAATGGATCTTAAAAGGATGTTTTATCACAAGTGCAAACTTTGGTGAATACAACTACGATACAGCAGATACTGCAGTAAACCTTACAATGGTTGTTCAACCTGATTATTGTGTGTTAAACTTCTAATAATTAAAAAGAAAATTAAAAGAGCTCGCATAATTTTGCGAGCTTCTTTTTTTTTCATATATTTATATATGATAACAAAGTTATAAAAAATTATTTATGGAAGAAAATCAACAATTTAAGTTTCCAACCGAAACAATCGAATTACCTTCAAAAGGTTTACTTTATTCTGAGGGAAATCCTCTTCGCAGCGGTAAGATAGAATTAAAATACATGACTGCAAAAGAAGAAGATATTTTAACTAATCAAAATTACATTGCTAATGGTACTGTTTTAGATAAATTACTTCAATCTTTAATTGTAACAAAAGTAGATTATAATGATTTAATAGTTGGAGATAAAAATGCAATTTTAATTGCTGCTCGTGTGTTAGGTTATGGTAAAGATTATACTTTTGAATATAGAGGAGAAGAACATACTGTTGATTTAACTACTCTTGAAAATAAATCTTTTGATACATCTACAATTATTCCTGGAGAAAATAAATTTACTTACAAATTACCCTACTCAGGAAACGAAATTACATTCAAAATTATGGATGGTCATATGGAGAAAAAAATTGAAGATGAAATTAAAGGATTAAAAAAAATCAACAAAAATACCTCTCCAGAATTAACTACTCGTTTTAAACATCTTATTACTTCTGTAAATGGAGATGAAACTCCAAAAACCATTAGAGAATTTGTAGATAATTATCTTTTAGCCCGTGATTCTCGTTCATTTAGAGAACATATTAAAAGTTTTCAACCCGACATTGATATGAAAATCAATATTGAAATAAACGGTGAAATAGAAGAAATTGAATTACCAATCGGAGTAAACTTTTTTTTCCCTGACGCCTGAAGCCGCGTCTGAT